TGTGGAGTGGTACATAGTGGAAAAAGGAAACTCTTAGTATATTCTAAACGAAGTTTGGCCTAATGTCTCTGGTTTTGCAAGGTTAAACTGCTGCAAACATAAATATCCAAAAGCATCAAACGCATGGTCAACCCCCAGGTTTTTATTTGGTAGCCCTGTATTTGGTGCATAAGTCAGGGTTCGTAATGCTTTTATTAATTCTTTACAACGTGGGTGGATAAATGTTCTTCGATCTCCATTTGCATCGTACAAAGCTGTATTTATGGAAGTAATCTTGTCTCTTATTTTCCAGGGGGATCTTGGACTCATAACTGTAAATCCACTCCTTCTAAGGATATTGTGGTCCGTAAGTCCTACTCCACTTGTTTTTCTCGCACTGCCCGTTGGGTCAGGACAAGCAATAATTCTTCTATCTACCCCATATCTTCTGATAACTTCCTCCGCAAAATCCCAAGTTGTTGCTCCACCCGTCAACATGATCTCGTCAAAAACATAAAGACAGTCGTTATGCTTGACCGCACAAATTCCTGCCATAGGGTCCACGTTAAAATCTAAACCCAAAATTAATGGCAACATCTGTAAATCCTGGACTTCGCTACTAATGTTGTCATCGCTAAAACTGACAGCTACCAATCCCGTAAGATTTTCAAAACTTGCCTCAAATTCTTGCTTGAATGTTCTGTTATCTAATTGGGCCTTCGCAGCCTCGACTTCCTCTACTGGAACATTACCCCCGTCTATTGTTGTGAAACTCCACCTTTTCCAATCTCCCGTAGGATCTTCTGGAACGTAACACCATAAATCGTAAAACCAGCTTGCCGTGCCATCGGGTGTTGATATGAATAGTGCCCACCCCTGTTTGTCTGCTAATGCTGGTCGAATAACTTGGAACCAAACATCAGAATCCATAAAGGCTGCTTCATCTAGTACAACACCAGCTAAACTTCGACCTCTCAATGTAGTTGCATTTTCTGTTCCCTTTAACTCGATAAGTGAGCCGTTTATCAGTTCGATCTTTAAGTCTGTTTCGTTTTTTGATTGAATCCACTCTCTTGGCACGAGTTTTTTCAATTCTTTCCAAGCAATGTCTTTTGCCATGCGATATGTAGGAGCACAATAAAAATATGTCTCGCCTGGTCGTTTTATAGCTGCATTTACAAGTTCAATACAAGATAAATAAGATTTTCCGAATCTTCTGCCAGCCACCAGTACCCTAAATCTGTTTTTTGCGTTGAACACCTCCCCCTGTGCCCACCTTAATGTCAAATTTTCTCTTGTTTTTACACTCATGTACTACAGATTAACCTTAATTTTGATTGATTTGCTAGTTTTTATCGACTAATTTGCTATTTTAAGGTTATTATTCAATTAATAACATAAGTTTCAGTCCGTGACAGAAGCAATCCTACAGAATTTTGACGATAGATCCGTTCCAAAGAAAAGAAATCCAGGAAGATCCCCTGATATGGTTATAGAACAAAGGAGACAAAGATTATACAAAAGACAACTTGAAGGTTTACCCGCAAGACACCTAGTTTTAGAACATTCTTCTAGAGAAGGAGTTTGTGTAAAAACTGCTTGGAACGATTGGAAGGAAGTGACAAAGTGGAATGAGGAGGATTGGCAGAAGGATAGGGAGAATATGATAGCCAGGCTGCAAGCCATGAGAGTTAGACTTTTTGATAAGGCTGTGAAGAAAGGTCAGTTTCAGACTGCTGCCCAAATATTAGACTCACTAGGTAAAGTAGTAGGGGAGAGTGTAGAGACTGTGAACATAAATGCTCCAGAACTAGCTATACGAATAGAAAATCAAAAAGATAGTTGACACTATTGTAGTATTGTACTATAATAAATAGTGTAGAAGGAAATAATTTTTAGATTTATCAGAAGGTTCAGGGCTCTCTGCTGTTGCCTGTCGCATTTTGCAACACCACCCCACCCCACCACCACCCCAGGAAATCGGGAACGGGTAGGAGATCGGGAACGGGAACCACCCCAAGGACATAATTTTTTTTTGTTGATAATTTTTTCTTACATCACATTGTCATTTTTTTGCCTGGGTACTCTCTCCAATATCACTAGCAGTAATTACAATTAGAAAAACATCTTTCACACTAGCAATAGAAAGAAAAGAAAAAATCCAAACAATAATAATTTATTTTTGATAATAATTTTTCACATAAAAAAAATCCTATCTTTTACAATAGGATTAATTAATTTTTTAATTTTGTTTTTTAGATTCCTACAAAACTGACAATGCCTAGTGTTGTAAAATCTTTGTCCTGGGTTTCTAATTCATAATCATCTAAATTAGTTTCATATTCATTTAGAAACTCTTCTGCAATATCCCATTCTAATAATCCATCATTTGTTGTAAAATCTAATAACCCCATTACATAATCATTAGATTCATAATAGAATTTAAAAATTAATTCTGTTAGATCATAACCAACATTAGAAAAATCTAAATCAGAAATAACAAGAGATGGAAAAAAATAATTAATAAGAAAAGAAATAAACTTAGTCATAATTAATTATTTTGTAAGTAAACAGAATATGAAGATAGAACAGAATCTAATTTTTCTGTTCTAGTTTCTAAATTTTCTTTGATGTTAGTTGCAATATGTGAACCAACACTAGCGAAGAAACATAAAGACAATAAATAAATAGTTAGTACTTTCATTTTTTTTTGGTAGGGAGTGAGAAAAATTTATCTCCCTTCACTATTTATTATAGTCACTAAAAATCTACTATTGTACTACAATAGATATAGTTGTAACAAAACTTAATAATTAATTTTATTTACTTATTATCTTTTATCTTTCATAAACTCATTATAACCAATAAGGAATCTATCTTGTTTCTTTAACCAGTTACACATATTATTACTATGTTTTGGATGTTCTTTGATACATTCCAGGATAGACCAATTATAAAACTTACAATCATCTCTCTCAAAACTTTTTAATTTTTCATCTAGTTTATTTCTTAAACTATTAATTTCATCAATCTGATATTGTATTTCATAAGATTTACTTTGTATCTTTCTCCATTTTTCTAAATCATAAATATTTCTATTAACGATATCTAAATTTAATTCATGTATAACTTTATAATTTATCTTTTCTGCTTTTAGTAATTTATCTGATTTTCTATTTTTTGCACTTTCTGAAATAATAATATCTGAAACATATTCATTAATTTCAAAATCATTATTTCCGTGTGTAAAAAAATAAATTCTATTTTTATCATAAATATCATTAGGTTTTCTTTGATAAGCATAATGATGATATTCCTCATAAGGTAAAACTAAATTAACTTCATTGTTTATTTTTTGTAAAATATTTTTATTTAATATCTTTCCGTCATTTTTACATAGTGTTCTTAATACACAATTTTGTAACCTGATTATCCTAGAGTAATATTCAATCTTATAACTTGAGATCATAAAAACATCTATTTTTTTAAGATACTTTTGTTTTTTCTGTTCCTGGATAAAATCCGCGTATGGTGAAGAAATAGGATTAGTCATAATAAATTTTGATGAGGTTGAAAAAAGTTAATCCTCAATCTAAAGTGTAACACTAATAATTATTTATTGTCAACATTATTTTATCAATTATCTTGTAAATTCTAAAATTATACTTTATATTGCTTTTATCTAACCTTATTAATTTTAATAATGAAGTTAGAATAAAAAATAGTTCATTTGTACTAAATGAAATAGAAATTTTGTGACTATCACTAAATTTATTGAGGATTTTTACCACTTTTTAACAAAATAAAATTAAGGACACCTCTAAATTATCGTACTATCTATTAAAGGGCAATTATGAAAATGAAAATTTTTTCTTTGCAAAAATGAAAAGTCTCATGTAATATAGTAATGGTAATAGTAATTCAACTAACCAAAAATGAAAAAAACTGAGAATCTCTCACCCCAAGTCCTAATAATCGGATCGGGAACTATGTGTGAAGATGATTGTAGAATCCATGAAAATTGGGTTACACGTTACAACATCTTTAATAAAGTACGCTTTGAAAGTGCTTTAAGAAAAAATAAAAAATGTGATTTAATTGTTTTCAAAGCAATAGATCACTGCGGAACTAGAACTGTTTATGAATGTCACATAAACAATAAATTTGTATCTATGCCTTTAAACATATTTAATGATCTAGGCATATATATATGGAATAATTATTTTAGACCTGAGACTCAAGATACAAAAATTCATCTATTTCTATCTCAAAGCGATCCAGGATTAGGAATAATTCTACCCCAGGATAACCTTGATAATGGAATGTCTTACAGACAAGTAAATCCAATAAAAAGGATATATGAACTTGAAAGAAGAAAGGAAGAAAATATAAAACTAAATAATAATGATTTATTCGGTGAAGATATAGTGGGGTATTCAATATGAATAATGAAATAAAAGAAACAAAGATAAGGTTGCCTATATATTGGGCAACTTATCTTGCTAATGGTGATGGTTCAGGATTAGAAGAAAATGAAGAAACAACTATACATGAAACACTTGAATGGGCTGATTTATCATTAACTAACCATCAATGTGTAGATGTATTAGATGATTCTAGTTTTGAATATTCTGACATTCCAGGATTATTAGCTGGTGATTATTGCACATATATATTTATCAATAGACCTGTAGTAACTTCTAATCATGCCAAAAATGAAACACGTTTTAAATATTAATCAAAATATATCTGAGAATGATTCTATTATCGTTGAGGATATTTTGAGAGATACACTTCTAAAACTTAAAAAACTTAAGTCTATAGAAAAATTTTATTATCAAATTAATGTTAGCTATGAAACTAATTAATGAAGTCTTAAAAGACAAAACTGAACAGAATGATACTCTTGATATATATATCAAAGATGCACCTCATTCAGATACAACACCCCAGGAATGGGTAGAAAATAAAACACATTTATATGTTGTTGTTTTTCATTTTACTAACGTAAAAAATCCTTATTATGCTCATTCTTACTATATAGATACTGTTATTAATTCCAGTAATAAAGGATTATGCCTTAATGGTAGTAGATGGAATTATGAAAGTATTAGTGAAGAAACTTATGAGAGAGTTAAAAACTTTCTTAGGAAATTTGTATTAACTAACCAGTTAAATATAGAACATTCCAAAATTAAATATATAGATGAAAGTTACATATATAGCTATGGGGGTAAATGGATTAAAAATGGATAGAAAAGAAGCAATAGATTTAGCTTTAAATTTATTTCGTAAGGATTTAGATAAAAATGATGTTGTAAAAACATTAATGGAAGCTAACATTCCAGAATCTACCGCATACAGATATGCCAAAAAAGCATTAGATCAGTATGAATGGGAAGAAGATAAACCTGATAATAAAAAAGTAAAAAATTTAGAACTAAATGCCCTCAATACCATATATCGGTCTATGAAATGGGCGGAAGCTAACAACGAACCAGAATTGGCTGTTAAATATGCCAATTTATATATCACTAACAAAAAGAGGTTAAAAAAGTAATGGACTCATTTATGCAAAATCATCAATCAGCACTTGATAGTTTTATGGAAGATAAAGCTATCCAGGATTTAGAAGATGCGGGTATATATCCCGTACCAGATAATGATGACATTCTCGAAAGTATTTATGAAAAATATGAAGTATCTCAATCAATAGTAAAAGATGAAGATACTGTTTATCCTCAAATACGCTATGTAATTAGAGATGAAAATAACCAAATAGTTAGACACTATTGGAAATCCTCTTGGACTCTTAAAAAAGATGCCGAAGAAGCATTATCTGAAATTGTAAAAGAAAGATTTGAAGAACTACCCGAACCAGGAGATTATGATGACTAACGAAACAAAAGTTGTACTAAATTCTAAAGAACTGAAAGCCTGTTATGAAAAAAGCCTTATTATGTGTCTCGATACTTGTTACATATATGATGATTTAATTTTTGATTTCCAAATTTGGTATCAAAATCATTGTGAAACGTGCCAGGAAGAAAGAGAATCTTATATGTGGGGTTATGAACAGGATAGTGACCAGGATTTAGTCAATAAATATATAACAAGTAAGGGTAGAAAAATTATTAAAAAAGGTTTTTTTAGTTAAACAACAGCTAATTCTTTTATCTGTTCCTGGAACTTAATACAGCGTTCCATAAAACATATTTCACTAGACCGTAGATTGAGACTATCCAATAGTTTCAACTGCGGTTTTCCACTTCTACGAGCTATACATACTAAAGCCTGGTTACATTCAATCCCAGTAAGTTTTCTTAGTGCATAATTATACGCTCCAAGTTGATGACAATAATTTAGTAACATTTCATCTGATCTAACCTCTTTTGAGGTTTTCCAATCACATATCGTTAACTTTCCATCAATATCTATTAAAGCGTCAGCCGTTCCAGCAAATCCATAATCCTTATCATAAATACTAAATTCAATCGCATGAATGGCCGTTACACGTTCCAATATGAATGATCGTAAACCTCTTGCGTAGCCTGACGCACTCCAGCTAACACGAGGTGCGGTTTCGGCTGCTTTTGATAACGCCCATTGCGTGACTTTGGTTG